ATCTATCGGATGCCCGAAATACAAGATTTCGAGTTTCGAGGTGCCCGATCTGGACCTGATCCGGTATGTGGCCTCGAAAGGCAAGCCCATGATTGTCTCGACCGGCATGGCCAGCTTTGCGGAGATACAGAACATCATGCAAATCGTGGGACATCAGGCCAAGGTCACGCTGATGAAGTGCACCAGTGCTTATCCCGCCGAGCCATCGGACGCCAATTTGGAGACGATCCGCGACATGGCCCAGCACTTTTTTCAGTGTGGGCTTCATTGTGATATAGGACTTTCGGATCACACACTTGGGTCTGCCGTGGCCTGTGTGGCTGTGGCGCTGGGAGCCTCTGTATTTGAAAAACATCTGAAGCTGGATGATTCCTTCCCTTCCCCGGATAGCCGTTTTTCCACGATCCCCGCTGAATTCAAGGAATATGTGCGAGATATCAATGACGCATGGCTGGCGGTGGGAGCAGTTCATTATGGCCCAACGGAATCCGAGATGCCTTCATTTTCCCTGCGGCGTTCGCTATACTTTACCCACGATCTGGAGGTTGGCACTGTGCTCACCGCAGCTCATTTCAGGACCGTGCGACCTGCTGAGGGGATAGCCCCTGATCGCTGGCAGATTCTGATTGGCAAACGCCTTACTACCTCTGTTCGCGCTGGTCAGCCTATTTCATGGGGGTTGATACGTGAGTGACAGACGATACAGACCTCCGAATCGCTGGGGAGGCAAACCTACTGAAGATGTGTGTGTGGAGCATGATCGTCCTTTGGAATGCAAACATGGCTGTGCGCTGGCGAAGAAGCACCAGTGTAAAGAACGATCACATCCTGATTATCGTGACGCCTATGGTGAAAAACCACGGTGAACAGTACCTTCAGCTCTACCGCCTACGAAGCCAGTCAATGGTGTCTCAACTGGCGTCAGATTGCTGAGGATATCCGTGGCCAACAGATTAAACAGAATCACTTCACCGGCATGTCCTTCGTCCAACAGGCCAAAACCCTCGGTCTGGAATGGTCAACCTACCAGCGATACCTTGAAGGCAGCGAACCCAAGTACAGCCAAGCCAATGCCTTGCTCCGATTACACTCGGATATGTGCGGAGAAGCCTCAACGCAAAAGCGTTTAAGTGAATCCATGAAATAGGGGTAATCTGGTTGCTCCATTGAATTTCAGGATGTTGCTGTGACCAAACGTAAAGACCTCAAGGACCATAAACCAGATGGTCGTCCGACCAAGTATCTGGTATCCATGAATGAACAGGCATTTAAACTGTGCTTGTTGGGTGCCATCGATAAGGAACTTGCTGATTTTTTCCATGTAACAGAATCAACTCTTAATTCATGGAAGATTGGACACCCAAAGTTTTTGGAGTCCCTAAAAGCTGGGCGTGAAGAAGCTGATGCGAATGTCGGTAGTCGTTTATATCAACGTGCGCTGGGTTATGAGCATCCCGACATTCATTTCAGTTCCTATGAAGGTGAAGTTACACAAACTCGATACACCAAGGTCTATCCGCCCGATCCCACCTCCTGCATCTTCTGGTTGAAGAATCGCCGTCGTCAGGATTGGCGCGATGTGGATACACGCGGAGCACTTACACCAGTCACAGTGGATGACGCCTCGCTTCTCGAACTCGCGCGCCAAGTCGCTTTTCTGATTCGTCTCGGTTCCACCATTCAAGAGCAGCAGGAACAGCAGGAACAACCTGCATCGAGGCACTGATATGCCAATGCACCGCAAGAATAAAAGCAAATGGCTGGGTGATCTGAGTGACAACCAACCATGGTTTGTGGCCAACGTGAAACGCCAGCGCAGGCGGCGTGATATTGCTTATGAATCCAGACGGGGGAACCGCACATGCCGCTGAACGCGAAAGGCCGCAAAGTAAAAGCCATCATGATGAAAAGTTATGGTGCCAAGAAAGGCAAGCGCGTATTTTACGCGAGCGAGCAGAAAGGAACGATCAAAGGAGTCACGAAGCACTGAATTATTCCGCCTCACGGCGGACTGAACAAGGAGCAGTAACCCGACTGTCTCGGGTGTTCCATAAGCAGCCAGTACGGCAAGCACAAAGCAAAGGAGCATTATCATGGCAGGCTACAAACCCACAACGAGTCTCTATGGCCGTCGTTTCGGCCTTCAAGCACTGAGCAGCGCACAAACGGGTGCCCAACGCATCCCGGTGGATTTTCTCGTCGGGGCCAACTTCGGTGGGCTTCGTCAGGAAGTTCAGGCGGCAACATCCGATACCACCGGCACCAACATCAGAGGCTGGGGTATCACGACAGTCGATACCACCACGGACGATACGTGGTTGCTCGATAACCCGATTGCCGGCGTGGAGAAATTGCTCTACACCGGATCGACTTCCACCGGCATTCGTACCATCATACGCAAAGACAGTACTTTTGCGATTCGGTCCAGCGCCAATTCCACGAACATCGGCTTAATTGCACAGGGCGGTGGTATCATGATTGGGTTGATGGGCATTTCTTCCGCCATTTATGCGTTGATGACTACGCATGGCACAACTGAGGTTGCTCTCTCGGTAACGTCGTAATCGCTTCATTCAAGGAGTAGTGATGAAGGCAGAAGGATATGTTCAATGCGAATCGCCTTAATTGGATCGGCCCCCTCATCCATCAAGTTGGCTCCTTATGGAGACCCTGTTTGGAAAATCTGGGGGTGTAGTCCCGCTGTATACCCGCAGATTCCACGTGCGGAAGCATGGTTTGAACTGCACCGATGGGAGCCACCTGTTATCGGGAAAGCCGAACAACAAGTGGCATGGTTCTCGCCTGAATACTGTCTGTGGATGGCGAGACATCCGCTCGTGTGGATGGCTGAACCTGTTCCCGAGATTCCGAACTCACGGCGTTTGCCAGCGGAAGAACTGGTTCGCAAGTATGGTCCGTACTTTTTCACCTCATCGCTGGCATGGATGTTCGCCATGGCGATTGAAGCGATATTGGATGAACGCGCCGGGATAACGCCTGCTGATCCCACCGGACCTGACAGTATCGGCCTCTGGGGTGTCGATATGGCTGCGACCGAGGAGTACGGTTATCAGCGTGCCGGTTGCCAGTTCTTTGCCCAGATCGCACAGCAGTTGGATATCCAAGTCATTGTGCCTCCCGAGTCCGATTTGTTAATGCCGGCTCCCTTGTACGGGATCGCAGAATCGGACCCTATGATGATTAAGCTCACCTCGCGCAAAGCCGAGCTACAGGGAAAGCTCGCCTATGAACAGAATGCACTCGCCGCGCATCAGCATAATGTTGCTTTCCTGCAAGGTGCCATCGATGATCTTACCTACATGCTGGGAACATGGGTGCAGCTCGACAAAGGCGGAACGAAGTTCATGGAGATTTTTGGTCAACCGACTGTTTCCGAGATCAGCACAGCAGTTGGATATCCAATTCGTCAGGGGAAACACGTTGAATGAATTCTCCCGCTTCCGAAATCGATACGATGATCGAACGGCTGGCCAAACTGCCGCCGAAGGAACTGGATAATCTCAAGAAGAACACCAAGCAGGCCATCACCGGGCGGCGTCTGAAATGGACGCCGAATCCCGGTCCGCAGACTGATGCGTATCTGTCCAAAGCCCATACGATCCTGTTTGGTGGTGAACCCGGTGGTGGCAAGTCGCAACTTGGTCTCGGTCTCTCATTCAACGATCATTGTCGTTCTCTCATCCTGCGCCGGTACTACACTGATCTTAGCGGACTGATCGCGGATGCTCTCAAGATCAACGGCACCCGTGATGGTTTCAACGGTTCTCCTCCGCCCATGCTCCGCATCAACGATGCCAAGCACATCGACTTCGGGGCTTGCGCGCGTCTTGGAGACGAACAGCACTGGATGGGTCGAGCACATGATTTGATCGTGGCCGATGAAGCGACTCAATTTCTTGAGGTCCAGATCAGGTTCCTCATGGGCTGGTTACGACACGAAGACGCGAACCAACGCTGTCGTGTTCTGTTGCCGACCAACCCTCCGTTGACCGCCGAAGGCATGTGGGTCATCAAGATGTTCGCGCCGTGGCTGGATGACAAGTATCCAAACCCCGCCTTGCCCGGAGAACTGCGCTGGGTGATCTCTGATGACGAAGGCAAGGATCGGTGGGTGGATGGTCCTGCGGCCATTGAGATCAAGGGCAAGATGGTCAAGCCCCTGTCTCGGACTTTCATTCCTTCCTCGGTCGATGACAACCCATTTTATGCGGCGGGCAGTTACCGTGACCAGTTGAACGCCATGACTGAGCCGCATCGGTCGATCCTGCTGGGCAAGTTCAAGACCGCGTTTCAGGATCAACCGAATCAGGTCATTCCCACGGCATGGGTGAAAGAAGCCATGGCCCGCTGGAAGTCCGTCCCTCCGCAGGATATCCCGATGTGTACCATGGCGGTGGATGCCTCTGGAGGCGGAAACGATCCCATGGTGATCGCCCGGAGACATGATGGTTGGTACGCGCCGAACATTCGTGTCCCGGGCAAAGAGATTCCCATGGACCGGGCGGGAGCATTTTGTGCCGGTCAGGTAATCATGTATCGTCGCAATGACGCCTTGGTGATAATCGATCTGGGCGGAGGTTATGGCAGTTCGACATTCGAGCATCTAAAGGAAAACAAGGTCGAGGTGCGCGGTTACAAAGGTGCCGAGGCCACGGCCAGACGTTCTCACGATGGCAAGTTGCGGTTCACGAATACCCGTTCAGCGGCCTTGTGGATATTCCGCGAAGCTCTGGACCCCGGTCAACCCGGTGGTTCCCCGATCCGGTTGCCGAACGATCCCTTGCTGCTGGCCGATCTGACGGCTCCTACTTTCGAGCCGACCCCGAATGGAATTCGCGTTGAATCCAAGGAAGATGTTTGTGATAGATTAGGCCGGTCCACCGATGACGGTGATGCCGTGGTCATGGCGTGGTTCGAGGGACCGAAGGAAATCACGAATGCACTGGACTGGATTGACCAGAAACAGCGTAAGCGCGGTCAGCAACCCAGAGTTGTAATGGGCAGGAGATGAAATGTCTGGGATAGCGAGAACTTTCAGAAAACATGGCGTTGATCCTCTCAGCAGACGCACTACGGCAGATTCTTTTTTGGATGAATACGGTGATATACATTCTTTAGGAGAATAATTATGGGCGGACTATTCAGCAAACCGAAAATACCCGAACCCCCTGTTGTCGAACCGCCAAAACCTATGCCGATCCCGGATGACCAGGCAATCAAGGACGCCAAGAAACGCGCCACTGGCGCGCAACGTCGCCGCAAGGGCCGGTTAAGCACGATCCTGTCCGAAACCGGCGACCTCGCGGCGCTGGGAGACTGAGTGGACATCAAGCTCTGTCGCCAGACCGCCGACAACCTGTTCAGCAAACGGGTTTCATGGCTTATGCTGATGCAGGAGATCGGGGAGAACTTTTTTCCCGAGCGAGCCGAATTCACGCTGCGACGCGAGATCAGCGACGAGTTTGCCGGTGACTTGATGAGCAGCTATCCCATTCTGACTCGCCGGGACTTGGGAGATCAGACAGGGAACATGCTGCGGCCCACGGCCAAACAATGGTTCCACCAGACCGTGGGTTTCGAGGAAGTGAAGGATATCGACGCGCGGCGTTGGCTGGAGCATCAGACCACGGTGCAGAAACGCGCCATGTACGATACTCGTTCCCAGTTCACCGGTGCCATGAAACAGGCGGATCACGATTACATCACGTTTGGAAATGATGTGGTGAGCGTGCGTCTCAACCGCGTTCGCAATGGCCTGTTGTACCGTTGTTATCATCTGCGCGATGTCGTGTGGATGGAGGACGAGGACGATGAAATCTGTTTCATCGCCCGCAAGTGGAAACCGCACGCCGTCGATCTGAAGCGGTTGTTCGGTGCCAAGAATCATCCATCGCTGGATGGAGAAGTGCGGACCAATCCGTTCGGGGAAGTCGAGTGTCTGCATATCATGATTAAGTCGGAACTGTTCGATGGGGATTCCCGGGGCCGGCCATTCTTCTCGATCTACCTCGACACCCAGCATGGCGACCATGTGCTGGAACAACAATCCGTCTGGAACCGTGAATATTGCATTTCGCGCTGGCAACGCGTCTCGAACTCGCAGTATGCTCTGTCGCCTGCGGCTCTTGCGGCGCTTCCCGAGGCTCGGTTGTTGCAGGCCATGACCTACACGTTGTTGGAAGCCGGCGAGAAACTGACCAATCCTCCCATGATCGCCACGCAGAACGTCGTGCGTTCAGACATCGCCATCTACGCTGGCGGTGTGACGTGGGTGGACGAGGACTATGACGAGAAGCTGGGAGAAGCATTGCGTCCGATGGCGCTGGATGCCAAGGGAATGCCGATTGGCATCGACATGCAGAAAGACGCGCGGCTGATGATCGCGCAGGCATGGTTTCTCAACAAACTGACGTTGCCGATTCGTGGTCCGGAGATGACGGCTTACGAAGTGGGTCAGCGTATCCAGCAATATATTCGCGACGCCCTGCCGATCTTCGAGCCGATGGAGTATGAGCGCAACGGACAGATATGCGAGATGACATTCGACATCATGTTCCGGGCCGGTGGTTTTGGTTCTCCGATGAATATCCCAAAAGCCCTGCAAGGTCGTAACGTGACTTACCGCTTCGAGAGTCCGTTACATGATGCTATCGAAGAACAGAGAGGCCAGAAATTCCTCGAAGCCAAGGAACTGGTGACTCAAGCCCTGACCATCGATCAAAACGCGATTGTCGAATTGGATGCACGCACCGCGCTGCGTGAGGCGCTGATCGGTATCAAAGCTCCAGCCACGTGGCTGCGCGACAAGTCAGAAGGGGACCGCATGGTCGAAGAAAAGAATGAACAGATGGGAGCCGAACAAGCCTTGGCCTTGGCACAACAAGGGGCTGATGCGGCCGCTACGGCTGGCAAGGCCGGTATCCCGTTGACAGCACAGGCGGCGTAATGGCCAAGCAGGATCACGCACCGTGGAAACCTCCGGCATGGGAAGAAGCCGATGCCTATGCTATCAAGGCGTTAATGGAAGGGACTGCTTCGGCAGACATGCAACGGCGAGCGATGGATTGGATCATCAAGAACCTCTGTGGCACCTACGACATGGTGTATCATTCCGCCAGTGACCGGGACACGGTATTTGCAGCAGCGAAACAATTTGTGGGGCAACAGATTGTGGCCATGCCACAAAAGTTGCGAATCGTAAAATCAGC